TTCAATATTGGATGTCTACGATTGAAGAAAAAGACAGGTTCTCTGATGTCAAGACTGATGCTGAAACAATTAGAAATATGATTAGTTAATGCTAATTCAACATAGGAGGAATGGCAAATTATGAATACAAAAGGTAAAGAATTTGTCGTATCTGTTGCCGACTTTGCGTTCTATGTAAATGACGTTCTGGCTTGCACAGGTACAACCAACCTTAGTTCTTCTATTTCCGTTTCTATGCAGGAACAGGCTATCAATGCTGGTAAGGGCAATCAGAAAGTTTTCTCTTACAAGTATGGTCGTGAACTGACTGTTGAACTTGAAGCTGCTGATTGGAAGTTAGAGTACATTGCTATGCAGACTGGTTCACAGATTGAGAAGGGAATCAAGGATTTCTATAAACTGAATGAATGTATCACTCTGACTAATGGTGTTGGTACACTTGGCGAAACTCCGATTGGTAAGGTTGGTATTGAACTGCCTAACAGAACTTTCGTTGAAGTTACGCCGGAAGGAAAACAGATTGATCTTACAAGATATGGTCTTGGTACTGGTGAAGTCGTTGTTCGTGCAACATATCAGTATAGAGTAATGTCTAAGAGAATCACTATTGATGCTGAATCTACACCTTACATTGGTAAGCTGGTGCTTCAGGCTGATAAGCACAATAGTAAGAAAGGTAAGATTGGTACTGTTGAAATCGTAGTTCCGTCTTATTCTCTGGATGGTAACTTTGATATTTCATTTACACCTGATGGTGTTGTAAGTACACAGATTTCTGGCGGTGCGCTTGCTGTTGAGGGTGACACTTGTGCTGATGGTAATGCCGTTTACGCATATGTTACTGAAATTGACACAACTGATGCTGCTGACACTGATGCTTACTCTGAAATCGTTATTGTTGCTCCATCTAAGTCCGTGGAGACTAATGGAACAATTCAGCTTTCAGTTGAAGGAATTATTGGTGCAATGTACAAGCCAGTTGAACTTGAAGCTACTGATGTGTCATTTGCATCCAGTGCAGAAAGTGTTGCAACAGTTACAACTGCTGGACTTGTAACTGGTGTTGCTGCAGGGTCTGCAAAGATTACTGCTTCAACTACCGATGGTCTGACAGACGAAGTGACAATTACTGTCGTTGCTTCTTAATAAAACTGAAATTTTATATAGCGGATGGCTTTAAGCTGTCCGCTATTTTTCAACAAAGAAAGGAGCAACAAAGTAATGGATTTTGAAAACTATATGGAAACTCCCACCTTGGAAGTTGACAAAGAAGCGGAAATTTCCGCACCTGATGAAAAAGTAAAAGAAAAAGTTGAAAAGAAAAATAGAAACAAGAAGCCGACCAAATCAACAAAAGAATGTAAGGTACTTGCTTTTATCAAGGCACAGCATTTTATGATTATCTCTTTTGATGGTTTTGGAATTAGAATTGATGGAATTGACGATGATCCGGGCGAAACTGTTATGGTTGAATATTCCGGCAAAATCGGCACTCCTGATTTTAAGATTGAGATAAAGTAATGAATACTTGCAGATACACATTATTCAAGCACAGTGAGAAAACTGATAAAGATATGTTATTCTGCCTTAACGAAAAGTGTGTAACTGATTCGCAGAAACTTTGTCTCTGTCAGCGATATTGTTCAGATAAAGGATATTACATCGCACATAATCAAGATAAACGGCATTGTAAATATTTTGAAGAATAGCTGGCATGGACATTGGTCTGTGCCAGTGTTTAATACCTTCAGTAAAGGTTAGAAGAATAACTTTTTCCGACTTTTCCTGAAGGTATTATTTTTTACGCAAATATTATAGTGCTTTTATCGCACTGTATTTCTAATAGAAAGTGGCATTCAGCCAAACAAAGAAAGGACATTTAATATGACACAGAAAGAATTAGCAGAAATGTATGGAATTAAACCTCGCAGAGTTGGTTTAAGAGATAAGAAGAAAGCTGTCGAAATTTGCACAAAAATTTTGAAATGTCATAAGTGCGGAGAAAGTATGCATTGGGTTGAAGGAACAAATATTTGTGTTTGCCCTACTTGTACATACTCCACAGGAAAGAAAGAAAACAAAAAAGTATTCAGTGTCCATAAGACAATCTCTGAAAAAAGCAAAAAGTTTTTGACAGAGAATTATGACACATTCATCAAAGCAAGTACAAAGAAAGAAGAAAGTGAGGCTGAATAATAATGATAATGACTGCAACATATACAGTGGACGGAAAAGAGAAAATGTTTAAGTATGAGGACGATCCGCTGTTCATAAATATTATTACTGCTATCGAAACAATCGCAAATGCTGTCGTAAACGATGGGAAGTACAGACCATATCTTTTAAAGTATATGACTGAACTGAATATTGTTGGATCATTCACAGATATTAAGTTGCCGGAAGATATTAATGACTGCTACGCCTTTCTTCGAGAAAGCGATATTGGAAGTATTCTTCGCACCAAAATGCCAGACACATATGCATTTATAGAGGATTCTGTTGAAGAACTTGTGAACTTCAACAAGGAGTCTGCAATTAAGCGCACTAAGATTGATGATCTGCTTGATGCTCTTCTGCACCTTATCGGCACTCTTAATTCCGAATTTGAAGGTCTTGATATGAATGATGTTCTGACAAGAATGGAGAAAGTCGGATTTTTGCCGAATATGAATGAAAATGAAATTGCAACTGCAATTCTGAATCAGATTGCAAAGGAAGAAAAAGAAAAGGAAGAAAAAGAAAACGAATCTGCTCCGTCAGATTCTTCCGATAAAATTGTAGAAATGCCGAAAGCCAATGAGTAAGGGTAGTGTTTCGCTACCCTTTCTCGCACCGCAAATCTTGCACTGCATTATTGGCACTGACAGAAAGGATGGTGAAACATGGCACGAACTACTGTATACAATCAGATAACCGATGATGAAAAAATTAAACAGATAAACCCGGAGAATAAACAATTAGCAGAGGATTTTCTTGATTACTTATCTTCTATTGATCGTTCGCCGGGTACAATTCGTGGATATAAAAATGACTTAGATATTTTTTTCGTGTGGAATCTCGAACACAACGGAGATAAGAACTTTGTTGATATTAAGAAACGAGAGTTTGCACGTTTTCAAGGTTTTGCACTAAATGAATGGGGTTGGGGAGCAAAGAGAATACGGCGTGTAAAATCGGCGGTCAGTAGTATGTCCAACTTTATTGAAAATATCTTATCTGACGAGGACGAAGATTTTGAGAATTATCGTTCCGTGATTAAAAAGATAGAATCTCCACCAAATGAAGCAGTTAGAGAAAAGACTGTTTTATCAGATGAAGAGGTGGATAAATTTTTAGATGATTTAGTCGCACAAGGTAAATATCAAAAAGCGTGTGTTTTTGCTTTGGCTGCAATGAGCGGTGCGAGAAAATCTGAACTTTTGAGATTCAAAGTTGAGTATTTCTCGGACGATAACTTAGTATTCGATGGTGCTTTATATATGACACCAAAAATAAAAACTAAGGGTCGTGGCAAAAACGGAAAAATGATAAATAAATATGTTTTGTGCGACTTTAAAAAATATTATGACTTATGGATGAAAGAACGTGAAGAATTGGGTATAGAAAGCGAATGGCTTTTTGTGTCAAAATCTGCTGATGGTTGGGAACAGATGAAAGTTGCGACTTTGAATAGTTGGGCGAAATCTTTTTCTCGTGCATTAGGAGTTGACTTCTACTGGCATAGTTTGCGGCATTTTTTAACTACCCGTATGAAACGTTATAACATTCCAGACCATATTATTCAAGAGTGGAATCAGTGGTCTACGGGAGAACTTGTCAATATCTATTCTGACATTGAAGCGACAGATGAATTTGGAAAGTATTTTTCAAAGAATGGTCTTGTTGAAGGTAAGGAAGGATCAATTTCTGATATGGGTGGTTGATATGGGCGCACTGGATTCTATAAGACAAAAAATACAACAAGAAGCAATGGCTGCAATTACAGAAGCAGAAAGCAAAGGCAAAATTGCGACTGAAAATAATGTTCATAGTTTTTACTCTTCTGCTGGAACTGGAAGGTATAAACGAACTGGACAACTTGGCGATTCTACAAGATCGACAGGAGTTTCAGGCGGCGGGAATCATTACACGGCAAGAATTTATCTTGATGTGGCTGGTGTTTCATATAAAGTTCCGAACCCGGCTTTTAGCCCACCTTATGCAAGTTAT